CTAATTTTTTGTATAATAAAAACGCCCTACATGGTGTAAGACGTTTCTACTCTGATTTATTATTAAATTATATCTCCAACCTCTGTTGACTGTTTATCCCTGCTATCTGTTCTGATAGGAAGTATGGCAGTTCGTACTTTTGGATTATCTCCGTTGCCTTGTCAACTTGACTACGTTTGATAGCCCTATACGTGCTGACCGAAAAGTTATATTTCAAGTTGGAATAAATGCTGTTGAACACTTTCGCCCTAACACTCCTATCATTGTAAGCGTTGGACTGCTTACCGCCTAGTAGGTCTACCGCCTTGTGCTTGACTGTATCGGTGATTTTCTCAGCTTCTAGTGGAAGTATCGGCAAATCAAGTTTTAGGGCTTGCAAGTCTGCCTTTATTCCGTCTACTTCCTCTTTCAGTTCCATGTGTCCTTGTGCAAGCAACTGTATCTGCCCTGCTGTTGTCTGTGGGAACTGTGGCTGTTGTGGCTGTTGGTATGAGCCAGTCTTTCTGATTGACGGAAGTACGTCTGACGTAACCCAACGCTTGAACTTTTTAGCACTCTTTAAAGTGCTTCCCATTATTGCTGTGTACAGTCCACTTTCATTGATTAGACCTATTTTCCTTGTTTTTACTGAAAAATTTGTGTCCTCCTGTGAGGAGGAGTCAAAAATCATTTTATCTTCATCATCAATTTGCTTTGTCATGTTAAAAGTTTTAGCGTAGCCCAACTTTTCAGATATATCTTTTGCAACGAACCAAGGTTCTCCGTCAATTACTACTGTCCTTATCTCTCCAAACTCTGAATTATTAAAAATTCTTATCTTATTCATATTCTACACCGCCCTTTCCTATACTGTAACCTTGTAGGTTTTGTTTAAAACGCCTATGGCAAGTTTCATACCCTCCATAGCGTAAAAGTTTTCGTGCTTGTACTGGCAATCGCACAGTACATCTTCCACTTCCTTATATAGTCTAGGACTAAGCAAGTCTTGTAGTCTTTCTTTCAGAGGTGCAAAGAAATCTTCTTCACTTCCGACTGCACCCACCGCTTCTTGTGTTTCCCACACAATCTTTAAAAATTCTTCCATGTTATCATTCCTCCTATTTTACGTGTCAATTGTCTGAATGTCTGTACCATTCAGCACATTAATAGCCAACTGCATACCTGCCACTCCTGCTAGATACATAGCGTTGGTGTAGCAATCTATAAGCAAATCCTCTAAATCGCTACCCACTTCCTTACTCAACACTTTGTACAATTGCTCTACGAATGGCTCAAATGCGTCTTGATAGTCCCTTGGGAAACTGTCATGCTCATTTCTGACATAGTTTCGGAATGATAGTTCTAAAAACTTGTCCATTATAATTTCTCCTTTCAGAAAACTTGATTTTCTCCTCAAAGAGTGATACTATAATGGGGTAATACTCTTTTTGGAGTGTTTGGGGTAAGAGCGATTGTTTCATTTTGCGGTGGCACAATCGTTCTTATTTTTTAGTTACTTCTTGATATACTAGATTAATTCCTTTTCTAATAATATCGGTCTTTGACATTCCAGTTGCTTTAACACAATAATTTAATTTTTCAATGTCATTGTCAGATAACCGAAAACTTTCCCTATTTTGCTTGGGATTTTTAGTAGGTCTGCCAGTTCTCGGTGACATATCATCACCTCTTTTCATTTATGTTATGACAAAAGTATAATTTATGTCATAACAAAAGTCAATAGGAAAATGAAAAATTTTTAAAATAAAAAGGAAGTGCGTTTTAAACACTTCCCTTTATGAGGTAGAAATATTCAATTATTGTAATATTATCATTTTAGGTGTGTCATATTCCCAAACTGCACCCTTGTAATTCCAATAGCTATCTTCCATGTGAACATTAAACTCAACATCTGTTATAGTTGGAATACCATTCTCCGTTAAAAACTCATCATCTATCGTCAACTCAAAGTTTTTATAGCAGTTTGTGTGAATATCCTCGTCATACAAATCATATGTATAATCTGTTGTTTCGTAAGCCCAACCGTTAACACTACAATTATCAATTGTTATGCCTGCATTGTATTGGCTTTTGTTTTTTACGGATAAGTTAAATGTCTTGCCGTTTGAAGATAATAGCCAAACTTCCGTATTAACATCTTCATAAAGTTTGATTCCAGTCGGAACGTAATCTATTTGCGGATTATAGTAGTTTGTTGTCAAATACACCAGTCCGCTATCCCATTCCTTGAAATAATCGTAATACCCCCAAAAGATAATTCCCATGTCGGAAATATTGCTTATTCCGTTTTCAGTCAACCATTGCTTTTTAATCTCCACATTTAGACTAGCTTTCTTACCGCTTGGCACGTTTACATCACTTCCATATGAGTGCGACTGCACCATAAGGTTGTTAACTGAATAAGTATGGGCTGATACGCTGTAGTCTTTGGCTGTTCCATTTGTGATTACAAACCTAATGTTTACCGCTGTGTTTGTTTCACTAGCTGATTCTGCAACTATGCTAATTCCACCATTGTTATAAATTTCCTGCGGTGAAATGGCTACACCTAATGTTACTGCCTTTTTAGTGGTTTTGTTTGCGGCATAGCTGTCAATGGGTGTCATGGCTGTAATAAACACAACCAATGTGGCTAGAATGGCTACTAGCTTTTTGAGTTTTACTTTGTTCTTCATATACAATCCCTCCGTTTTAGTGTAATTTTCTGACATTATACCATACTTAGAGGGAATTGTAAAGTAGTATCAAAAAGTATAAGCGTTTCTACCAGTCCTGTTGAAATAGTCTTGTGCATAGTTTCTAGCACTCTGTCCTATTGATTTTCCGTCAATAGTTATCGTCTGTCCATTCTCTACGGCACGTATCAAAGCTGTTAGTAATCTTTCCTCACGCTCTGCACTCTGTTCTATTGCTTCTCTAATACCAGTAATTTCCGCACCGCCAGCGACTGCACTCTTACCGCCAACTGTTCCCAACATTTCAGGAACGCCATTTTCACCTGCACCAAACAATGTGTATGAACTTGGCAAGAAACCTCCTGCTTTATACCAATCAACTCCAAAGCTTGGAACGCTTGGGGGATTAAGACTAAATGAACCGCTTATACTAAAATGAGGTAACTTTATGCTTGGTAAAGACCATGAGAAGTTGAAATATGATTTCATTTTCTCAATAGCGTTGTATATCGTGCTTCTAGCGTTTTCCATGACAGAGGATATTTTGCTAAACATACTATCCATGTTTGACGTAACCTTATTCTTAATCGTGTCAAAACTGTTTGAGAAATTGGTCTTTAAGTTTGACAACTGTGTCGTGGTTGTGGTCTTTATATTCGTCATGGTGGTAGTCATGTTAGTCTTAATGTTCGTCATGTTGGTTTTGATGTTGGTAAACATGGTTGTAAAATCTGTGTTCACATTGGTTTTAATTAACGTGAGCTTGTCGGTAATGGTCTTGCTTACTGTATTCCATGTGTCAGTAGTGTTGGTTTTGATTGATGAATATTTTGTCTGTATGGTGGTTGCTATAGTGTTAAAACTTGTAGTAAGTGTTGAAACAAGCTTGCCTATATTAGTTGTAAGGCTGTTAGTGTTGCTCATACCATTAACTAATCCCTCGACAATATATTCGCCTATCTGTTCAAATACTTTTGAGGGGCTGTTTATGTCAAGTTCAGTCTCTATTCCGACAACTGCCTTTTTACCCATGTTCTTACTAGCGACTTCTACTTTGCTTTGGTTTTTCTCTATACCGTCAACATTTCCATCTACTACGTTTTTGCCTATGTCTTTACCAGCATTGTAGTATGACAAGTAATCAACTTGCTTTAAACCATTAGAAATATTTATCGGATTTTCTTCAATATAGCCGTTGGCACTATCCATTATGGTCTTACCGATTGCTTCACCGCCCTCGGTTTCGGTTATGTCTAGTCCGTCAAGTGCATTTTGTAAGCCTTGCATTAAAGTAGCATTAAAGGCTACTGTATCATCTTCAATATCTACATCAAATAATCCGTCTAAAATCTCGTCAATAGTTCCACTAGCCCACTCGTTACCGTCTATACCTAGTGTTTCCATTTTTTCCTGAACAGCTTCGGATAATGGGTCTGCAACATCTGTTTTCCACTTGCTTATCTGTTTATAAGCATAATTGGCTGCGTCATTGCCATACAAAACCCTATCTACTGGGTCTAAATCGTCCCATTGGTCATAGGCATTGTTAATCATTTGTGGAATATCATTGACTAAAGCTGTCTGCAATTCGTCATATGTTCCACCTAGATATTTCTGCAATTGTTCTAGGTTGGACGCAATATCTTCTTCCCCTACTAAATCCCAATCAATATAATCGCTTAATTCATTTACATCAATGCCTAGCTGTTCTAATTGTGTATAGTAGTTTTTATTAGTTTGTACATATTCATCTACGCTGTCTTGTATTTCTTTTTTTGCACCCTCGTACCCGTCTACTATACCCTGCAAATCACTATTTACAGCGTCCATGTCAAGTACACCGTCTGATGTAATGTAATTTGAGTAATCCAAACTCGCATTGAAATTATCAACTGCGGTTTTTGCGTCATCAGTATAAAATGCTCTCAATTGGTCTTGTATTTTAAATATGCCGTCAAGATATTCATCTTCATTAATTGTGCCATTAGCATATCCTTCGTCCAACTCTTGTAACTGCATTTCGATAGCAGTAAGGGCTTCGTTGCCCTCATTTTTAGCTAAAAGCAAAAGCCGAACATATTCTTCTTTACTATAACCCACTTTTACAAGTGCGTCACCCATTGAACCGCTCAAGCCAAATACAATAGCTTCGTACTCGTCATTCATTATGCTTTGCGTATCTGTAAGTAATGTGCTAAATGAGGTATTTATTTCTTCAACTTTTTCGCTTACAGTATATGCACCTAATTCAATGCCAGCACGTATTTTATCTATACTATCGGCTGTACTATCAATATTTTCTTGGGTTTCTGATATGGAATTAATTTTCTCTTTTAATTCAGAAAACTTATCGGTTACTGTGGCAAATTTTTCTGTTGCTGTAGTTGCAAGGTCTGATATAGTTGTATTACCAGTATTTGCAACATTTTCAAGCCAACCTGACAAGTCTATTTCTTCTTTTCTCTGCTCTAGTTCCTCTGCCGCTTCTTGCTCTGCTTTTTGAACACCTTGGAAAGCCGCTACTGCCGCTGTCGCACCAGTTATAATCAAGCCCACTGGACCGAAAAGGGCTGTCATAGCTGTAGCCACAACACCAGTCACTATTCCTACTTGTACAATACCCTCTTTGAGAGTACCAGTACCATTAGCAGCGTCATAAAATGCGTCTTTCAATGCCGTAAATTCTGCGAATATTGCGGTTATTCCAATAAGCCCTTTCTGTAATAATGTCAAATTGCTTATCCATGAACTAATACCAGTATTAACAGTATTCCATAAACCATTAGCTGTTACACTAGCTTTAAAACTAGTAAACGCTGTTGTGACTGCTGTTATTTGTTTGTATAACGCTGGGTATGCTATAGCTAAATCTTCTGTGGCGGCTTGGTTTCCAGTCAATGATGATGTTACTAAAAGTGCTTTGGTACTCAATGTGCCTAAATTATCCCACAAATTCTTAACACCAGTTATAATCGAGCTTGCTGTAAACGCCTTGAACCACTTGGATTTTGCTAGTACCTTTGTTACCGCCTTTATGCTCACAAGGGTTGTAAGTAGTGTTTCCAATGGTGCTACTTTAAATGAAGCTGTCCATAGCTTCACACCGCCTTTGAAGCCCTCCCATATAGCTGTAGCAACTTTCTTACCAATCTCGACAAATTCAAGTTCTTTAAGGAAAGTGCCTATCTGTGTGCCTATCATTTCCCATTTAATATCTCTTAGGGTTTCTATAATGAAATCCAACAAGCCGTTAGCCCACACGTTAATTGTATGTGCCAAAAGTGCAAAATCAAAGGTTTCAAAGAAGTTGTTTATGCCAGTCGCTACGCTTTCACCAAACTCTTTCCACTCGAATGTTTCACCGAAACTGTCTAGGAAGTGTAGGGCTGTATTCAATGCACCTGCAACCGTAGTACCGATACTTCCAAACAATTCAGGGCTGATTAATCCGTTTAGGAAGTTTGCTAGACCGATACCCCAATTATCGGCTGTCTTATAAACACTATCCCAATCTATGTTGTTCATAGCGTTTGTAAGCTTCTGACCGATATAATCGCCTAATTTTTCTAGGCTGTCAAGGTCGCTTTCATACTCTTTGAGTATGCTGTCAGTCTGTACCCATTGTCCAGTATCACCGCTTGCACCACTTGAAGATGAACTATCACCACTGCCACTAGAACTACTAGTTGTGATTACGTTTAATTCGTCAAAGCCTTGCAGTTGGTTCTTTAACTTCTTGGCTGAACCGCTTGCGTCATCAAGTGCGTCTGCCGTATCTTCTGCGTCATCAGCTAGACCGCCCATTCCTGCACTTTCTTCATACTTCCAACCGAAGATAACACCTAAGCTGTTTGAGATTGCTTTCGCAAACTCCGTAAACTTTAGGATTGCATTATTTAAGGCTTTCAGTAATGGTTTAAATGCCGATACAAGGTTATTACCTATGACGTTGCCTAACTGTTGGAGGTTTTGTTGTAAAATTCTTACTTGATTACTCCAAGTTTCTGAAGTTTTTTCAAAATCATTGAAACTTGCCTGACTATTTGCGAGTACATATTGATAACGCAACATGGTTTTTTCCGCTTGTGTCATGCTGTCAATATCAGCGTCAAGCCCATTTTTCAAAGCCCATTCTTTAAGGGTTGCTTGCGTTAAATCTAAGCCGTATGCCCTTAGGGGCTTTACACTGCCTGTGTAGATAGCCTCTAAATCTTCTGCTACATCTGCTTGGTCTACATTATATAAAGAGGACATATCGGCTGTCAGCTTTGTCAATGTCAATGACATATCTGCAACGCTGTCTGATAACTCAACATATCCGTCAGTTTGTTCATTTAAAAATTGTGTTGCTTTAGATACTTGGGAAGATGATATTCCCATATTTGAACCTAAAGACTGGAAACGGCTTGCATACGTCTTTAAGGCTAACTCCGACATACCAAACTTTTCAATCGAATTTTCCGCAAATTCATCAACCTTGTATGCCATATCCTTAAAGGTTACATCAACTACGTTCTGCACCTCTGTCAAGTCGGCTGATATGTTGATTGCCTTTTTAAAGACATTAAATGCCCTAAATGCTAACCAATAGGTAGCATATATCTTGCCTATCGCACTAGCCAAACTCCATGCCTTTTTGGTAGCCTTACCTGCACTTGTGCCAAACAAATTTAACCTTGCCGACAATCCGCTAATCGCACTACTTGACCTTGAACCTTGGCTTGCTAGGTTTGCCAACGCATTTGTCATGCTGATTAGGTTTTGCGAAACTGTAGGTGCTTTTGACAAGGTGGACATGAGGTTACTCAATGCCGTTGCCAATTGTGGAATGTTGGTTATAGCTTGTGTAACACCGCCATAGCCCAAACGTGAGATTGCCGTCACTAGGCTTGTGAGGTTTGTTGTATCAAACGTCATACTGCCTAGATTGTTCATTTGCTGTATGAACGCTTGCAACTGTTGGCTTATCTGTGGCAGATTTGCAACTGCTTGTGTTGCACCGCTCGCACCTAGTCGGCTTATGTTGGAAACTAGTGTCTGTAGGCTTGCACTGTCAAAGGTAACTGAACCTATACCGTTCATCTCGGTAACAAAATTAGTGAGATGTTGAGCAAGTGATTCAAGGTTTGCTGTGCCTTGCGTGGCTTTAACTCCCCCTAATTTGCCTATAACCCCTACTATGTTCACTAGACTGCTTGGGTCATATGTGACTGAACCAGCACTATTTAATCTCTCCGTCACGTCTGCAAGGTTTGTGCCTAGATTCTGCAAGCCTACTGTCGATTCAGCCGACACGTTCTTAGACATTCCCTTGACTGCTTCTATAACCTCATATAGCCTTGACGGATTGAATTTCAATTCGCCTATGCCGTTCAACTCGCTACATAGGCTTACTACTGCGTTTTTAAATTCCTCTATATTTTCAGCTTGTCCGTCTTTAATCTTGCTTGTAACTGATATAATCTTTTCAAGTGTTCCAGTATCAAAGCCTAAAGCGTTGTTTTGCTGTAATGTTTGGAAACTTGTCGATAGGTTATTGATGTTCCTAGTAAGTTCGTCAGTCTTTTTTATGGCTGTGTCATATGCAGCGTCTTTGACTAGTTCAGGCGATTCCATAGAGCCTATGTCTTGCTGTACGTCTTTTAATTCCCTTGCCTTTTGGATAAGTTCATTGAGATAACGCACTTGGTCACCTTGGCTTGCACCTACCATGTTCTCAATGCCTAAACCGCTAAACGTATTAGCCCACTCTTTGAATAGGCTGTCTATGCCTTGATAAGAACCGTTGTTTTGGAGTTTCTGCTTCAACATTCCGTCAAGACTAGCCCATTTCTCGGCTTTTAAATCATCACCTTGTACTGCCTTGCTGAAATTTATGCCTTGCAAGCTTTCTACGGTATGCAGTAAATCAACCAATTGTTGATTGTAATATGTTGTCTGTGTTGCGGCTTGGTATATGGATTTCGCCATATTCTCCATGTAACCGCTAAAGTTACCGCCTTTGACCGCTTCGCCCTTGTTTGCCGTTTCCGTCATTGCTTGTGCAAGATTCATAACCGATTCTCGCACGTTCTCTATCTGTCCACCGTCAAGTATGTTAAATGACTTTGCTATATCCTTAGTCATTTGATTAGCCGACTTGTTCACCGCTGTTTCCATACTTTTAGCTACATTGCCTAACTGTACGGAATTTACCGCCTTATCCAGTTCCTTAAAACTGCTTACAAGCCCATTGAGATTAACTTTGTTTAGTGTTTCAAGCTTGGTCTGTAGGCTTGTCAGACTTCCAATTAAGCTTTTGATACTCTCTTGTGCGGTGTTCACTTCTGCGGTCAATTTGACGGTTAAGTTATCAACTTCCATTTCCTTTTATCCCTCCTTTCGTAAAATTTCCAAAAAAAATAAGAGGTAGATAAGTACGTGATTACTAAGTGTCACCTCCTAAGTTGTCACCGTTCTGTCACATAGATTTACTTACCTACCTCCTATATATCTTTATGCTAATTTCTTCCAGATACTTCTGGTCTGTTTTCCAACAATTCCGTCAACCGTCAAGCCTAGCAAAGACTGAACATCTTTTACTATCTCGGCTATCTGTTTCGTGTATGTGCCATTAATCAAGGTGCTGTCAGGATTGCCGTACTTGTCTGTCAGTTTTCCGAAACGCCATAGATACCATAGTACCCAATTCGCATTGTTGCCTAGCGTTCCGACTGTACAGTTTGTTGTCGGCTCTGTAAATGGATTGTGGTCTGTGGAAATCTCAATGTATGCACCGTCTGAAACTGTATCGTCTGAATACCATACATTCAAGTCCACATAACCCTTAATGCCGTTTACAACACCCTTGCTTGAATACTGCCAACCGCTGACAACCACGTCTTTTGGCAGTGAAGCTGTTGTAGGCATTGAACCTGTGATTGACTGCTCTAGCTGATTAGGGTATCTAGCTATCCAAAACGGAATGTGCTGTAACTCTGACAGATAGGGCTTTAAAAACGCATTGTAGAAGTACGAATATGTGTAAATGCCAAACTTCAAACCGTTGGTTTCCGCAACACTCTTGTATACGTTGATTATGTCTATAAGCGTACTGCCTAAATTCTGCACTACTGCGTCCTCTAGGTCTAGCCACATATAATCTATGCCTACTTGTTTTGCAAGTGCTACGAAGCCATTTGAAGCCAATATAGCCTTGTCTTTGGTGTTCGCATAACAGTAGCTGTAGCCCATGTTACAAGGTACGCCAACGCTTTTAAAGCCGTCTATATGTGTTGTTAATTTCTTATCCGCTGTCGCACTTGTGTTATTGACCTTTACGATTGCAAACTGCACCCCTGCGTTTTTGACTGCCTTGTAATCTGTAATCTCATTCCAACGTGATACATCTATCCCTCTAAGCATTTTCTTTTACCTCGTGATTTTTCTTCCAATTGGTTTCCATTGTTTTCATTTTTAAAATGAACTCGTTACGTTTACGCTCAATATCGCTCTCGGACATTTCGCCACTCTGTCTGTTCCTAGTCAACGGTTCTTTGATATATTTCGACTTGGCTTTTCGCCCTGCTAGATTGTGTTCGATAGCTACTGCGATTGCAGATAGCCCATAGTTGCCGACAAAACTCCAAACAAGCTCATCAAGCCTTGTCATTTTCATTTCATAGGCTTTTGCGTGTATCTTTACCCTATGTGGGTTCATGCCCCAAAAATCCGTTTCAGAAATTCCGATTGATAATGCGTATGGTAGCCATTCATTCTCTGCCATTTCTCGGAAACTGGAGTATTTTACTTCTCGGCTGTTTCCTCTGCTTTCTTGCTCTTGCTTGCTGTATTCCTCTCCTTTGCTGTCGCTGTGAGAGTGCGAAAAAAATCGGACTTATCAAGTTCCTTGCCGAAAGCTGTAGCGATTGAACCCATGTCACCGCCATTTATGATATGCTCGTTAATCTCTTTTCCTGCTTCCTCGGCTGTCATGTTGCCACAGATGGCAAAGTATGAACGGATTGCCTTTGTCTGCTTGTTGCCTAAATCCTGCATTGGTACGCCCATATCCTCTAGGTCGCATACCATGTTGAAATCAAATGCCTTAGCTTCATATTCCTTGTTATTTACTGTAAATGTGTTCTTCATAATTTTGCTTGCCCCTTTCCTCTAGGAAAAATAATTTAAAGGGCAAGGGCAGTCCTAAGACCGCCCCTACCCCTTGTTTGTTGATTAGTCACCTACTGATGATGATGTAACTGTTACTGCTTCATCAAGACCGATAAAATCGTTTGTTGTGCAGTTGATGTCTACGGTGTAAAGTCCGTTCTGTTCCAATCCGCTTACTGGAAGTTTTGTCGGAACTGTTGCGATAACAAAGATATTCTTTGTTAATCCTGGAACCTTAGTCATAAAGCATACTTTCTTTCCTAAGATTGCCTCCCACTCTGCCTCGTTCTCATCTGTCAAGTTTACGGTGATTGTATATGTATCGCCTACTGTTGACCTACCAGCTACATATTTTGTTTCGTAATCTTCCAAAGCACTAGCGTCTATTGACTCCTGCTCAACCGTCATTTCACCGATTGCATTAATTCTAGTAAGCCGTGAATACTTAGAACCGTCTGTTACCTTTGCACCGTCCGTAGCTTCGGCAACCCATAATGTAATGCCTAATGTGCTAATTCCTGCATCTGCCATAATTTCTTACCTCTTTTCTTAAATTTTGCAAAAATAAAAAGGGCATTTAGCCCTTACCTACCATGTCATTTTGTCGTTGTATGCGAACAAACGTCTGTATCGTGCTGTGTACCTGCATACATCTTCGTTTTCATAATTTGCTATCGGTTCGCCTACCATTGTGAACCGCATTTTACCAGTCATAATCTCGCAGATGTAACTTGATATTTCCTCGCATACTTCCTCACCGTCATTAGAGAACACGTCAATTTGAAATGTCGATAAGACCGCATTAATCGTGTCCTTGTCGAATGTTGCCCCTTGTTCCACGCCCTCTAGTTTGGTGATTTGAACATACGGAAATTTCGGTGACGTTGTAGTTTTCTGTGTTGTACTGCAATTGATGTTGGGATATTTGCTTTTGTATTGTTTGACAACCCTTGTGTTAATCCCATTGAATACACCAATTTTAATTACATCTGTCCACACTCAATCACCTACTTTCCAAATACTTCTTTAACAACCTTGGGTGCTTGTTCATACACCTTTAAGATTGCTTCATACATAGGCATTGTAGCCTTAGTACCATGTGTCAGTATGGTTACTCCGTCCTCGACATAGCCCCATACCTGCCTAGAACCCATACCCTTACCATACGTGCCTATCAGCATACCTAATTGTTGCCCTTTTGGGTGTGGGCTTGAACCCTTTGCACCGTTATAGTAAACGCCAGCGCCAAATTCAATAAACAGAATATCTTGACCGCTAACGTCAATAGTCGCTATACATCTGTCCGAAAAACCATTAATCTTAACATCTGTGTTATGTTCGGTACGTGAGCCACTCTCAACGGTACTACCACCCTTTGTGGTTTCATAGGTAAGCCCTGCAAGTCCTATCTGTTTCTCTATTACCTCTTGTGCAATCACACAAAGCTTTCTAACAACGATTTCACACTTGGTGGATAAATCCTCGTTGTACTGCTTTAAATCCCTTACAAGGGCTTCTAGTGAACTCACAGACAGACAATTTGCTTTTAATGTTCGTCTAGCCATTTTTCACCAACGCTTTCAAGACATATTTTGTGTAATTGATGTTGGGGCTTACTTTGACACATTGGTAATCCGCACTTGTCTTGTCAGGCTGTGTCTTGTCGGTATCTTTGTATTCCACCTCGGAGGTGTACCAAACAAGACTACCCTCTTTCATGTCGCAAATGTTCTTAGGAATTACCAACGTGCAATCATATTCCGATAATGACAAGCCATATTCTACGGCTTCGGCTTCACTTCCACCCATTTGTAGGCTTGAAAACAATTCCTTTGGTTTGCCATACTCAATGTACTTTGAGCCTTTCTCAATGGGTATCTGTTCACCGTCAATCTCCATGTACTGTATATTTCCGTCACTATCGGTAACGTACTGTTTGACTTCCTCGTTGATGTAGTTAGCGTATAAAAGCTTTTGGGTGTTTCGCCTTAACATTCTCACTCATTCTCACCCACTTCTGGAAGTCCTGCTATTGATGTGAGGATTGAAAGTAAACCAGCTAAAAGGCTTGCAGATACAACCGTTATCCAATTTACATCTGCGAACAATAGGTTTGTTCCGACAAGTCCTACCGCTGTTTGGCAGACTGTCTTTATCGCCCTTGTCAGGCTCGCACCCCACCATTTCTTGTTAGTAAGATTGCTCATTTGCTGTCACCCTCTTTCATTTCCGCTAGTTTCTTTTCAATCGAATCCAGTCGGTGATGTGCAGACTTCGTTGACTGTTCCACAACAATAAGCCTGTCATTATGTGAGTTTAACTCACTATGCATACTGGCAATATCAGCTTTAATCTCTTGAATTGACTGGCTGATACTGTCCAGTTTTGTGTTAATTATAGTATCTTGTCGCACTCGTTCCTCGATTTCCTTCGTGTCGGAACGCTTGTTATTTTTAAGTCCAAAGTATATTGAAAATGCGACAGATACCATGCTGATTAATACTGCTACCTCAACAGTCATTCCGTCACCCCTTTACATAATTAGAACCTTGCATACGGTATAATCCACCCGAACAAAGTCCTGCGGTCGATATAGTTACGTGCCACTCCGCTTTCTGAATGGCTTGACTGTCCGTTTGCACCGTCAATCGAATAATCGTATTCCACAATCTTTTTAATCTTTGACTTGTTGCTTGCAAGCCACTCATTAATGCTATCCTCGGTGTATGTACTTGGAAAGTTCCTTAGTGACACACATTCACCGATAACGTCATTAACAATCTGTGAAAGCAAGGTTGCATTGAAAGTTTCCTCGTTTTCAAAACGTGCTGTAAACTCTGCGATGATTTCATCTGCAAGCGATACTTCGATTTCTTCATCAACGCTTTCGCTGTTTTCTGTTTCCTCTGTATCGTCTGTTTCAGGTGTCAAGGTTGTTTCCTCGTCCATATTCTCACCGCCCTTTTACAGATTGTATGTGCTTATGAAATACTCTTTTAAATTTGCACCGCTCATTTCGGCTTCATTTGCCACGTTTAGGCTTTTTGCCAATTCGTGTAACTCGGCTGTACTCATGCGGTTTATTTCGGTCTTGGAATGGCTGAAAGCTGTACTTTCAGTTTTGGGTGCTTCCTCTACCTTTACTGTAGGGGCTTTGTCCTCGACTACTTTCCACCCATTATTGAGAAAGGCGGCGAGTTGGTGTTCGTCCCTCACCGCCATAAATACATTGTCTTTACTTACCCTTGTCATAGGTTGCACCTCCTACAACTATGCGTTCTTGTGAACTGCGATTGCGTCTGCTTTCTTATCAAGAACAAAAGCGTCATATCTAACTCTGGCTTCTACCAATGCACCGCTGATACCAGGAGCGTCATAGTTAATCTTGAACTCCTGTAACTTAACTGGACTAGGTGTTGAAATAGGGTTAGTAATGAAGAAGTCAACCCCCTCTGGCATATATGATGTAGGCACTTTGATTGTAGGTACACCGTCAATGTCACCGACAAAACCGTTGATAGCGATTGAAGTAGCTACATCACCGTACTTTGTGAAGTGGTCATCAAGCTTAATCTTGTTAAGATAGCTAGGTGTAACAACTGCAATTCTACCGCCCTGTGGTGCTTTGTCATCATCAAGCAATTCCTGCAATGCTAAGAACTCCTCATAAGCGTTGTCAGATGTAACCACCTTAGTTACGATATGTGACTTGCCACTTACTGAACCTGCCGTTGGTGCTTTTGAAACGATAACTCCGATTCTGTATGCGTCCATTGCTGGGATAACAAGGTTGTCAATGTTTTCTGCAAGTGTGGCAGCGGCTTCCATTGTTCCGTTTGTGTCCTGTGAGGTTGCAGCGTCAATCGTATAGGTAAATGCCTTGTCCTGTGTTACGGTCATTTCCTGCTCTGCGTTGCCTAACTCTCCAGGGTCGCCATATCTGTTTGAACCTGTAAGCTTATAATCGTTAAGTGTTGCAAGGTTTCTTGAGAAAATCTTTACCGTCTTAACTCCCAACCAATCAAAACTATTGTTAATAAGTGCCTGTGTGAGAGAACCTAACTTAAATCTCTCGTCAACTGTGCTGGCGTATTTGTCAGCGTAATTAATCTGTTCTGCCATAATCTTTTTTCCTCTTTTCTTAAAATATTGTTTGTTTTCTAGGTTTATCTCTTAAACCTAGGTGTTACTGAATTGAACCCTTTTAAAAAAGCGTCATCCTCACTGCTACTTCCTGTGCCAGTCTGTGGCTGTGGTCTGCTCTTAATGAACTCCGCTTCGTATTCCTTGTGCTTACGTGCGTCAACCTCTGCCAAAATCTTAATCTTGGCTTCCTTGTCATCGTCAACCTCGGCTATCGCCATTCTCTCGGCTTCACTGGCTGTATATTTCATAACGCCTAGATATTCCTTTTCAAGCTTAAAAATGCGGTTTTCCCTAAGAACATTGTTGTATTCCTCTTGCTCTTTGGCTTTCTTTTCCGCTTCCTCCATGCTTGCCTTTTCCTTTTCAGACAAGGTAGCGTTATACTTTCTCTTGTACTCCGCCGCCTCACTTGCTGCCTTTTCCTGTGCCCTTTTAACCTTGGCAAGTTCCAATAAAACTTCCTGCATAGTTGGCTCTTTGGGGTCATTTGTAGGCTCTTTAGGGTCATTTACTGGCTCTGTAGGTGTTGGCTCGTCTGTAGGCTCATTCACTGGCTCGTTTGCAGGCTCTGTGGCTGGCTCTGCGAAAAATTGTAAGTTAAAAGGAATTTTTGATTTTAAGTTTTCCATAATGAATACCTCTGCTTTCTGCGTTTTCTACGTGTTCCCTCACGAATTATTGATTAATTAGTTTTGCGTGTTTAAAGACTTTCCCTAGTCTGTGTTTATAGTTACGTGCGTTTTATTAACGTCAGTTCCCTCTGACATATAAAAAGGCACTGGATTTCTCCAATGCCAAATTATTAAAAGTAATGTATACTGCAACGGCAATTGCTCAATTCTGATTCGTCATTGCAATGCTGATAGTCATGCGGAAATAACATCTTGCTCTTTCCAACTGTGAAATAATCATCAATCGGTAAGATTGTACCGCCTACCGCTAAATGCGTTTTGCGTTCTCGATTATCTTTCATGTCTATCCATTTCTTTTTAGTCTTTCCGTCTTGCTTTGCTTGTTCAAACATCACCATATCGCCCACAACGTTAGCTTCATTCGCACCAATGTTATAGGTTCTTTCGTCTGACAAGTAGTAATCATCACCCATATTTTGCAATGTTCGTGTGACTTGCAATTTTGCAAAATATTCAATATACGCCTGCAACTGTTCTTCCATGTTTGGAAAATACTTTCTAAGCGTTGCTTCATACCTTGCTTTGAATGAACCGATAATAACCTCGATATATAAACCATATGTTTCACTTGTCATGCCTAAGTTATCCCTATAAAGCATAATCAGCAAAAACAGAAACAACATATCGTCTTTAATATCGTTTGCCATTTCAATACGCTTGTCGATTTCCGACTGTGGCAAGTCCATTTTTGAGAAATACTCCTCAAAGTCTATATATGGCTCGTCAATCTCTCTTGTGGCGTTATTGAGTTTGTCGATTTCCATTTACTCACCGCCTTTGTTGTCATCAGGCTTGGATAACTCCTCATTGCTTCTACCGTCAACATATGGGCTGTTGGTAATCTGTGCCATAAGCCCACCGTCTGTATTTGTGCTATCGTCACTTTGGGTGTTTGTCTGCTTGTCAAACAATGATGACTGGTACTTGTCTATCAATTCCTTGCTGTCCTCGTAAACTTGGTTCACGTCATCAAACAAGTTGATTGCTTTTAGTGCGTGTAATCCGTCAATCCCATGTGAAACAAGGTTGCCGAAAGTAGTTGATTTTGTAACCATTTCGTAGGTTTTTTGACGTTTGACGTTAGGCTGTGCGTCACAATATCTTAACTGCAACAATGGGCTGTCACTTGGCACGTCTGTTGATTTCCTTATAGCTGATAAAACAACCTTGACTTCCTCCATTTTACAACTTTCGATTATGTTCTGTTCCTTACACGCTGCACTCTCCGCACTCTCCCACCCTTGGGCTTGTGAGGTTGCCATTCCAGTAGAATTGTTTGCTTCGCTTCTAGTCGGAACATTGCATTTTTGTAGGATTAAGTCACGCTTCGTAACCGCCATTTCTATTATGCCTGAATAGTTGTACTCGGCTGTCAAAGGTTTGATGAACGGTGTCTTGCCGTCTGGCGTGGTCTGTGTTATCAGCCACTCACCATTTTTAGGAGTTTTAATGTTGCCTTCTTCGTCCTCTGGAAATTCAATATCGTTTCCATGCCATACCGCTTGTGTTTCTTGGTCGGTGTCATTTAAAAAGTCACTCCATAACAGATTAAGGTTGTTCATTTCGTCAATCTGTCTCTCAAAGCAACCCATTCTGTCATGCGAACGTGTCCACTCGATAATAGGTATCATGTTCAGAGGATTTAGCTCACCGCTTCGGTTAGTTTCGCCCCACTTGTTGACTGTTTCGTTTTCTATCCTCAAAAGGTTTAGGATTTCAAATCTTTCACGCCTTGTAAAACACGTAAAGTATGTATTTCCGATTTCATCACGTCTGAACGTCACGCCCAACATAACCCTATGGTCTACATAGTAGCTGGAACGCACCACAAAGGTGTATCTAGGGTCTAAAACATTCACGTTGAAATAACTGTCACCGTCAACGTATTCATTGTTTATATCAACAAATGTGTAGCCTATACCGCATATCTCAATGTATCGTGCAAGCTGTTGTGTCTTGGATTTGATACCGTCTGTTTCGTAGCACTCGTTTAAAAGCGCTATCGCTTCGGCTTCATCTGCCTTACCGCTGTCCTTAACGCCCCTCTGAACTAGGGTTATCGGATTTCCCCAATTAAAGCCTAATTTGAACTCGACAACCTCATTCGCCACGTTGTCTACTGCCTGAAAATCTATGTCCTTACGGTACTTCTTAGGCTCTTTGCGTTGTAGTGGCTGTATGCCTGCTTCAAAATTGAGCAAGTAGTCACATTCTCCTGCGGTGGTTGTGAATATCGGCATAACCTTTTGAAGTATCTGTATTATGTTGTCACTTGTTACCTCTGGTACGTCAGTCCATAAGGTACGTCTGCCTTTCAATTCGTTATAATCTAACGTCATTATTCCACCTCTAAAATTTCATTGCACTACTTGATACCCTTTCGGGTCTAGGCTTTATATCAGTTTCGTGCGTTTCGTAGTTGTAAATCACAATCTTGTTGCATTTCCTACAAAGCACTCTTGTATTCGTATTTGATTTTGTCCAATGTTTGCCAACAACACGTTTGCAGTTTGGACATATGATAGCTTTATTCCCCATACTTGCCCCTTTTTCCCAAACATAACAAAAGGGCTATCCATTTCGGATAACCCCTCTGCCATAAGGATTGTATAACATGAACTTCAAGAAGAAAGCACTCTTTATATGCTTGTTTTTCACATTTACACTATATCATAGGCACAATAGGACATTCTAGGACAACTTACCTATAGTTCGCACCATACTTTTCATCAAAAGCTTTCAGGGCTTTACCATGCAATCTAGTTACATTCCTGAATGAGTAGTGCATTTCTGTTGCAATTACTTCAAAGGTTTTTTTCTCAATATACCTTGCAAATAATATCTCATAGTATGTTTCGTTCTCCATGCCGTCAATCATGCCGATTATCTTATTTCGCTCGTCCGAATACTCGTCTATCAGCTTATCAAGGTTGCGTTCCATATCGTCAATCTTTGCGTATGCTGTGCCTATCTTATCCATGTTTGGTGTAGACTGCACCCTCTCGTTATTTTGAACACCTTGCAGACTACACGCTAATTCACGTAGCTGTGATATTTCGGATAGCTTGTTGTTTATCATTCTGTCTAATCGGCTGATTTTGCTTAAATAGTCTTTGGCTGTCATTTTTACCTCCTAGAATGGTGATTGTCTTATTTGGGCTTGCTTTGGTGCGCCTGAACGCATTTCATTTTCAAACAAGGCTATTGAATCGGGTGCGTCATCATGCTTGACTTTTCCGCTTCTTGTCATTGTTGTTAGTTCTTTCATAAACTTGTAATACTGGCATTGTCTGTCCATTTTTTTAAAATCTTTGAAATAATAATCCCTTATGATGTTATCCCTTGCGTTCTCCATTCGTGTTATTTTGTTTGTGCAATTGTATTTAAACCTCGCACTACATCTTCCACCTTGACTTTTGACAATATCCATAACATCACGCCCGAAATATTCTCCTGCACTATTGCTTTCAAAGGTTACTGTCTTTACATTGTGTTTTATAAGCATATTCGCACATTCAGGCTTGGTAAATTGAACACCTGCATTGTCAAATACCACGTCAACGATAAACACCTCATGTCCGTATACATAGCCGACTGGCATTGAGCAACTATCCTCGCCCTTGTCCGCACTATCGCAAGCCGCCATAATTGCGTCAGGTTCTCTCCCAACTGGTAATTCATCAAAATAGTTGAGTTCCTTTTCTGAAAACATTCTGCCTTTGGCTTCGTATGGCTCTTGTTGGAACTCTGCCGCCCATGTTTCCTCTGAAACAAGTTTTCTCTCTTTTCGGTAGTAGTCTGTAGTAAAGATTTTCCTAAGACCTTTCTTGTCTTTTCGGTATATCTCCCAATTGCTTTCATCAGTTATCGGGTCAAGTGCTGGCACCGCTACTTCTTTCCAACGCCATTCAAGTTCATCCGCCTTATTCTGTAATGCCGTTATCGGGTCATATAGGCTGTATTTTGTGCCTTGGATAATGATTGGTGTACCCTCTAATCGTCTGCCTAGTACATCATCAGTAACTTTCTCGCACAAAAACTCCAGTCTATCCCTATTCCTTGCTTCTTCATGGTTCTTTACGCAGTCATCAATATAGACTAATACGTTGGCTTCTGTACAACCAACGATTGCTCCGTCAATAGGTCTACAAGTGAATGTTGGGAACGTGCTTTTACTTTTCAAGTCGATTGACAGATTTTCCGCACTCTTATAGTTTGGGATTTTAAAAGCGTCAGGAAATACCTTTAAAAATCTTTGATATATAGCTTCTGTTTCAAAACTTTCCAGTAGACCGCCATAAAACCTTTTAACAAGCCCCTCACCTTTTCCGACTG